ATCTTCTCGTCATCATCCATTTTGTCAATAATCTTTTTCACTGACTCAGGCATTTCAACATCTGATTTCCCCTCACCGACAGGCTCAGGAACTTTTCCTTTTGTTATTACGTTAAAGCCTTCGTTTCCGCCGTACATTAACGAATCATCAAAAAGAGCGTCTTTGGACTCCTGGCGCTTTTGTTGCTCTGCTTTTGTTGCTTGTCCGTACATCAGCGCATCATCGGAAAGATTGCTTGCTTGATTTAGCTCCTGAATAACATTGCGGCCTTCCATACCGCCATACATCAAACTGTCCGAGCCAAGCTGCGGATAAAAAACTCGATCTTTATCGGCGGCTACGTCTGCCTGGCGCCGAATCTCTTGCTCGCTAATTGGGCTCGCTATCAAGCCACCCTGACCCGTCAAAGGATTACTTTCTCCCATTCCGCCATACATGAGAGAGTCTGTTGCTACTTCGCTTTTCGGAGCCGCTGGCTTACTTTCTTTTGCCGCTGCTTTTGGTTTTTCTTCGGTGGTTTCGCCTGTAGAAAGATAATCTGCGCCTGCTCTTGCCATAAAATCAATTGATTTTAGCGTAAGGTCTTCAAGAAACCGGTCTTGCATTTTGCTCATGTTTATATTGTGCGATCCCTCTTGCATTCGAGCATCCAGATAAGCACGACCTATCTGGTCATCGGCTCTTGCTGCCCTTGCTACCTGCTGAGCTGTTCCTGCACCAATAACCCCGCTGGCCATTTCATCAACAAGATGCCCTAAGAGCATTTCTTGTCTTTTTGACTGAGTAAACGCTTTACGAAGAAGGCCGCTAACCTCGGGCCTTGAGGTTGTTTCGCCTGTGAGCTCTGTTTGTCCTCTAAGGTCTAGCGGTGGAAGAGTCTTGTTGTAACTCCCCAATGCCGAAGCAATTCCGCCGCCCATAATTCCTGCTGCTGCTCCGCCAAGAACACCGGCAAGCGCTCCTGCGTATGGATTATCCGATGCCATTAACTAGCCTCCACTGTTTGAGCTGCTGGGAGCTTAAACGCTCCAGGACGCAGGCCAATCTCAAGGGCTAACCCATCAAGAACAACTGCCGCCCCTGTAGCCGATGTTCCTCCTGCCGTTATCTTTAGCTTTACCGCTCTGCACTTTTGGTTCTTCATGTGCCCACGGTAATGGTACGGATTGGTTTCTGCTGATATTGACGACGTATGCGAGACTGACGTAGCGTCATCGTAATCAGTAAAAACATCAACCGTTAAATCATGCGGCGTAATGTAATCACCAAGCACCATAAACCGATAAACCCGCTGCATGTTTTGCAATCCCGCCACAGAGATGTAACCGGTCTGCAAGACCATGTCATAATTAACCGCTGACCCCGTTGTGTAATCGACGTATTGCTTAGGGTCCATCCTGTGAAGATTGCCATCAGCATTAAGCATGTACAGAGAGTTGTTTCGCAGAAAACCAGAAACACCGTAGTTGCTGCCTGAGTACCCCACGGTAAACTCTGACCATTGCCGTGCAATCGTATTGAAAACAAGTATCGAGTTGCTTGACCCTGAAGCAGTATTTTCAACGAAGAAGTAAATCTCGTTTTGGTCCTCATCTACAGCAATTGAAAAAATATCTTTTACTGTAAGGTCGGTTGCTACCTGTTTTATAGATATGCTGTTTTCAATATTTGCCCCAATGTAATCGGGTTGCAAATTAGGAAGAATGTTGAAAATACCACGACGTGTCTGAATCAGTGTCCCGCCAGAATGGTAAGCGTGGTCTGCACCTGGCAAAGCACCGACGCCAGGGGCAAACATTCTTGGCTGAGTAAAAGACCCAACCCCTGCATTGTCTGGGCCTTCACCTGTGACGTAGTATCCGTCATCCTCTGTAAAAATCAGCAAAGCTTCACGGGCAGATTCAATTGCAGCAATTTCAATGTTTTCGCTGCTTACCCTAAGCTCAAAGCCATCAGTAAAGTTGACCCCATCAAGACCGCTCATGTGCTTAGAAAATTTAACTGCGTTATTGCTTGTCGTAATAAACGCACGTTCTTTATGGTACGCGGCATCTTTGCACGATCCCACAAATGCATTGGAAGGGACGCCTGCCTGAGTGTACAGAAGCTCATTGTCTACTAATTCAGCGTCAGTGATTCCGCCATAATCTGACCAAGTAACAAGAACGTCATCTTCTTTGTCTGAAAGGTTTTCCGCGCCAACTCTATGATAAACCGAACCACCCGCAGTTGTTCGGTAAATAACGGCACGAACACCGTTAAAAGAATCATTGTATAAGCCAAGTCGTTTCCTGGTTAGCTGAAGCGCGTAAATATCAATATTGTTTTTTCCGGCGCTTCCTGAATAAGTAACGCTCATTGACTGAGATGGTGCTGACCGGTGAACGTTGCCCATTGCGTCGTACCACTCATAAACCACTCGGTAAAGATAAGTACCTGTTGTTATTGAACCACCAGTGGTCCCGGTAATGCGAGCAAAAGGAAAAACAAGAAAGTTGTTTTCAGTGAGGGAAACGCCGTCATAATGATAAAGCATTCCCCCGGTTAAAAGTAGGCCGTTTGGGGTTTTTACGGATTTATGCTTTCTAGATGGAGCAAGATTTATAGAAACAACTGCTGGAGAATGCGCTTCGTCTTCAAAGGTGTCTGTCGCCGCTCCCGTAGTGTACTCTACCAAGTTGGTAAAACGGTTTGACCCAAAACGATACAGACCGGTAGAAATTAATCCTACTCGAGAAACACTTGTAAAAAGTCGGATGTTGTTCTCGAGTGACGCAGCCGTGTCTGATGTAAAGTTCGTAGGGTTGTTGCCGGTTCCTATTGCTCCAACAATTTCCCATGGCCTAACAGTGTTTGTAATGGGCGGCGACTGCATTAAGGCCATGTTCCCACTTAAAGAGCCTCGAATGCCGTTTGTGTGCGACAAAACAAAGTAAGTGTCTGTACCGTCATTAAACAAGTCGCTTATAATGCTGGAGTTGTACGCAATTGTTTTAGAGTTTGACCAAGCCGTTTGAGCGCCACCTGTTCGCGACATTTCAAAATAATATATTGCGTGAGTATCGGGCCGACCTGTTGACTTAGAACCAACACTTGTATCTGTCACAATCTCAGCAATAACCCTGAGCTGGCTACTGTTTTCAGCGTAAGCCGAAGCTCTTAACAAAAAACCTTCATTGGTTGCCTGCATTGTAGCGTTTTGGCTTCCAAGGTCATGGTCGAGCAAAGCAAACTTTTGTTTTATTTTTGAACCAGAAGCGGCATAATTTGTTACCGCATAAAATATCTGACCATTTGCAGGCGTTGCGTCATTAATAGCTTTTAAAGAAAATCCTGGCGTTACTGCATCGTCAGTTGCCATAACAGGCAAGGCTTCAGCGTTACCTGATGAGCCTACCCCGCTATTTCCTACATCAAAGCTTGTTGTGGCGCCGAAAGACGTTAGCGTTGTTCCAGAGGTGCATTTAAAATATTCAAAACGAAGACCGCCGTTTACTGCTGTTTCATCTCTGCCTCGGCTAAAGGTTAATGTGGTGTTGCTGTTTGTGGCGGTTGCGTTAGCCGACAAAACAAACGTATCGGTGTCTGTTATTGCTGCCACAGTAGCCCCTGCTGGAATACCGGTGCCGCTCACTCCGTCACCTACCATTAATCCCAGCGTTGAGTCCATGTCAACGTTGCGGCTGCCATCAATAACGTCACAAGTGGCATCGGTAAACGTGTGGACATCAAGATTTGAGCTGAATAAACTACCTGCAATTATGGCCGACGTAACACTTTCTGCCGCAACCGTTGCATTGCCTGCTGAAGTTGCCACATCTGCTGAAAACATTGGTCTATGATACGACGCTGTAAAAGAACCAAGGTCAGCAGCGGCCTGAAACTGGTTTCCGGCAGTATCGAAAGTGTGCCCTGCGCTCGTGGCGCTTGTAAGGTCGATACCTGAGTACCTTACCTTTGTTGCGCCATCTCCTTGCTGGGGCTCCATGTACAAAATAAACGCCTTAGTTCCTAAAACGCATACATGAGGATCAGGGACACGATAAAGCCTGTTTGTTTGAGTGCTGGCTGTTTCTATCGTTATGTTTGTAATTGCTTGCTCGTAAATAAGCGCTTCAGTGGTGGCGTCTCTTACTTCGGCAATAATGGTGTAATTGGTCGAGCTTCCAAAAGCCCATCGAACATAGGTGCAAACCATGAAGGTAGGCACAGAGCCGGAGTAGACGTAACCAACCTGTACTGGACTGGCTTTGTAGTTGTCGTTTCTGAATAAAAACTTATTCTCGACCTCGCAAGGAACAAGAGCACCTTTGTCGATGTAGCGGTCACTTAAGTTAGAGCTCGAACGCCCGAACAATCGACGCTTGCTGCCTATAAGAACTTCACCGTTATATTCTGTTCCATAGTTAGCATCCGATAAACTTGATCCTAAGCTATCGTTACTGTAAGCCACAGTGTTGACTTCTCGAACAAATCCGCCTCGTTTTGAGACTTTTCCTACTTTGTCAAAAACAACGTTTTTAGCCTCTGTAAGCTCACCTACAGGCAAAACTTTATCCGACACCTTGTCGTTCAGGCCCTTCCCAAAAGGAAACGTGAGAGTTTGTTTCTTGAGAACCATTAAAACACCCACAAGCTGGCTGTAACAGCGCCGTCCGATTTTAGGACAATAAACTTTTCTTTGTCTGCGTCCACAGTGTCGTCAACATAGACATGCTTATCAGAATTTTTTTTGGTAACAAGAAATCCACGATAAGCTCGGCCAAGATTATGCAAAAATCGTTGCGTAGTCGTTGTCACTGCCAGGTCAGAAACAAGCTTACCGTTAAGGATTTCGACATCACGAATACTTCTTAAGGCTTCTCTATCGGCGCTGCGACTTAATTCCGATTCACTTGATTCGGCTGGAAAGCTGGATTGTTCTGAAAGGCGAGTTGCCATAGTTCACCTCAATAATGAAAATCCATTCCGGCGCCACGACCAACGTCTATATCCGTAATAGCGTAGGAATCTCCAGCGTTCCGCTTACCTGCTGAAGATTCAATTCTTGCTCGAATCTCAGCTTTTCTTGCCATGTGGATACGTGTATCGCTTTCTTCTTTCATCAAGCAAGCAATCGTGGCCGTAACGCAGACATAATCTTCGTATCCAGGAATAATCGATTTAATTTCTTTGTTGCTAAAATCAGGACCAGAAAACTGGGTGGCTACTGGAACATAGTAAAGCAATGCTGTACCGCTGCTACTTGTCGGAATAAACTTAATGCTATCACCCTGAATGTGGTACTGAGTGTGAGCATACAAGCGGTCACCAGAATAAGCCGTGGTATTGTGCCGGTTTCTTTCTTGAAACGAGTAGTTTGCAATACTGTAAGTGTTTCCGCCAACATCAAGGTCTACGCCTAAAGCCTTGTAAAAGTCGTTTGGAAGGTCAAAAGTATCACCAGTTGAAAGGTCCATTGAGGTCGAGGTTTTTAAATAATAGTCCTCGTATTTCTCAACAACGATATCGTGCAGCTCTGCAATTGCTGCATTGATATAATCTCGCAGCTCAGCGTCAGTGATAAAGGTGGAATTTTCCATATCCGCCATTCGGCGGGTACGGGTTCTCAGGGTTTCTTCTGTAAAAGATGCCACAGCTAATCCCCCCTAAAAAGAAGGGGGCCGAAGCCCCCCCTCCAACTTAAGACTTGGACCTGGAAGAGTAGATGTCAAAAAACTCACCAAGCGCCTGGCCTAGTGCGTTTGCGTCATCACCCTTAAAAGCCGCATGTACTTTTTGGGAAGCCTCACTTATGGCAAACGATGGAGCAGACTTCTCTTCTTCGCCACTTGCCTCTTCAGGCTCCCCAAACTTTTTTCTCGCCTTTTCCAAGACAAGAACTGATAATCCGTCAGGCTTCATATCAGGTTACACTGCTGTTTTTCAGGAACGCAATAAATTGAATTTCCTGGTCGTTGTCACTGTCGCCAGTAACATCGTTGTCAGAGTGGTCATTACAGACAAACGACAGCGTTTTTGCGCTCGATACATCGTGCGCCGTGCATTCAATGTAACGCTCAGGGCCACCGGTTCCAATAACATGAGCGTCGCAGTACAAAAGGTCACTGTATTTATCATCAAGTGTAACTGTAAAAACACCAGAGCTAATGTTGGAGCATGTAAAGCCAGTGCCTTCAGATACTCCTGTCATTGTGCCGTTAGTAAACGCAATGCGCCCACCAATAATAACGACAGCACGCTCTAGCGCTTTTACCGCTTTAAAATCTCTACTCGCCATAACTCAATCTCCTTTCTGAGTCTGAATTATGCCAATGCTACGCGGCAGTTATAACCAGGAGCGTTACAAGATACGTTCCCGTAAAAACCAACGCGTACCTCGTACGCATCCGCATTGTACACGCGGAGCATCTGACCGGCATCATCAGCGTTAAGGATTTGAGGGGCCGCACCAAGTGAGTTGAGGCACCAAGTATCCAATTGAAGCATCCATGCAACGTTAGGCTGGCAGTTGTGGTCAGGAATAACCTTCATTCGACCGCGAGGACCGTTAACCACAAGAGCATCAAAGCCAACATCAGCATCGTTAGATGATACTTTGTCATACTGCACCTTGGACCCGAGGGCTTTTTCAAGGTTTGCGTAGCTCGCAAAGTCCATAAAAATGTGATCAGGGGCGCCGCCTTCTCGGGCAATTTCTGAAGCACCGCCGATAAGGGCCTCTTCAATTGGAAGAGCTGAACCGTCAAAGCGAACACCGCCTAAGCGAGTTGGGTCGGCTGTACGGTCAACGCCAAAGTGCGCTGTTGCCGAAGGCGTCGAAGAAGGAACCCAGGAATCAAGACCCTTCATCTTAGCGTCCTTGTCGCCAAACTGCACCAAGTGGTCACCCACGGCAATGTCAGCATGGGTCGTTGCGCTAAACGTAATAAATGGCTGTGTGCCGCCTCGGTCTACTTTTGCAATGGTAGCAGTTGTACTGCCGCGAGCACTGCCGCTAGGAGCGCCGCCGGAGTTTGCATAAAACTCAATCTTCATCCCAACTTCAAAGTTGGTAATATCAGCAGCGTTTGCCAAGTAAATGGTAGTCAGAGAACCATCAGGGTCACCACCAGCCGCGTCATCACCAGCAACTGTACCGATAGAACCAGTACCATCGCGATACATTGCTACAGCAAGTGAACGCTTGAGGCTGTGAATAGCGCCGTCGATTTCCATTGTGGCGTAACGAACAAATGCATCAGTGTTTGAAGCACTCGCACGAATAGCCTCGTGTGAAATCTGAGCGAAGGAATAATCTTTTGCCCGAGTCAGCAAAAACTGACGAATTTCAGATGTAGATGCGTTGCCTTGGCCGGATGTAAAATCCGCGCTTCGTCGTTGCGGCCCGGTGAGGATGATTGGAATCGGCATATTTTCGCCGCCAAACTTCTCATACTTAGGCATTAAGGCCAGCAGAGGGTTGTTCTTGTACGTCATCTCTTTGATGCGCTGCGGCTTATAGTGCTCCTTTAGAGCGCCGTCGATATTATATACTGTCCTGGTTGTGCTGTTTCCTGCACCCAATTCTAATGCTGCCATCGTAAGTTACCTTATCCTGCTGCGTCTATCATACGCGCAATACGCTCCAGGGATTGTTCGCGAGAAAGCATACCTGTCTCTTTCTCACCTGTTCCTGAAACAAGTTGATTTGTCAGTGTCTTTGGTTTTTGCTGAGCTTTCTTTGTTGGCTCAACTTCCCCTGCGTCATCAACCGGCGTATCCTGCGACTCCGATGTTAGCTCTTTAAGCCCATACTTCTTCTGCAACTTTTCGGCCTTGAGATAACCCTCCAGCGACTCCTCAAGACTTTCTTCGACCAAATTCGCGGCTTGAGTGGCAGTGATTTGCTGCCCCTGCTTCTGGTAAAATTCCCGCATTAACTGGGGAACCATCCATTGCATACCTCCGGCACGAATAAGTTCGTAGCTGGGATCATTGTCCACAAATTCCGTCACTTGGTCAACAAATGAGTTCCATTCCGTTTCTTCTTTTTTTGCCTCGCGCTGCGTCATTTCTTCTTCGCGCTGCTTTAATAAGTCGGAATTTTGTTTTTCAAGAGCCTCAATTCGCCTAGAAAGCTTTGTTTCTACTGGAAGATCACCATTTAGGTCTTGGTGTAGAAGCTCTTCCATTGTAAGCCCTGATTCTTGCAAGAACTTAACTGGGTCAGTCTTTGCTAGGCTTCGCGCTGCCTTAATTTGTTCAATTTCTTGCCTTAGCTGCTCGTTTTCTGCCTGAGTTGCTTTGGCTTGTTTGGCGATATCCTGCAATGCGGCTTCTTTTTTTGCTATAGCCGCAAAATGCGTAACGTATTCTGAGCGTCCCGGTCCTTTTTCTTCTACCGGTACCTCTTCTGTAACTACTTCTTCTGCAACTGTTTCTTGTTCTACTGCAATTTCTTGAGCAATTTCTGCATTTTCACTCATAATTTCTCCTACATCGGCATAGCAGCTTGCTCACCTTCTGCGGCGGCTGCTGCTTCTTCCATAATCATTTCATCCGTCATCCCTGCGGGAGTTGCCCCGCTAGGCTCGGTTGGTGCTGCTGGCTGAGCTTGTTGTGCTTGCTGCGGAGCCATTGCCGCCATAGCTTGCTGCTGTGCGGCTTGCTGCATTTGCGTAATTAAATTGATGCACTCCTCGATATATCGTCGAAGCAAATCAAGCCTTTCTTCAGGCACTTTATTGATTTTCGCTCGAAGATACGCTGATTGCATAAGCTTAACGCTGAGCTCTAGGTTACTAAACGGCTCAGGCGGAATGTATTCGCCTTTTTCAAGCATCTGCTCAATAAGCATATTTACGTCATCGCGTGCGGCTGTTGCCATACTGTTAACTGCTTCAATATCTGGATAATCAAGCAAACCTCGGGATTCTTCCTGACTAAGCATTCCAGCTTGCAGCATCTCAATGACTTTTTGCAGCTTAGCGGCAGGCGTTGTCGGCAACAAAGAGGTTGGATAAATCTTCATGACATACTGGTCTTCTTTTAGGTTGATGTCTTTCCACTTTATCTTCTCAATGTTCTTATCGCCGTGACTAATGACCTCGTAAGAGTCTCCCCTTGCTGCAACTTCACGCGCCAGGTCAATCATCTGACGCGCTGCATCCAGAAATGCTTTTTCATATTGCTGCGCCGTAATCATAAAACGCTCAGTCTCAATGTCCTGAAACTCACGAAGAGCCACACCAGACTCTAGGCCAGCAGGTTTTCTTGACTGTGCAGCAAGCTGAGAAACGCCAGTAATTTCGTAAGCTCGATTAAATAGCCGGTCTAAGTGACTAAAAATTTCGCCCGAAACTGTTCGAGGAACAAAAAATTGCGGCGGCGTACCCCTATACTCGATAACGCCCCAAGTCTCATTGTTAAGGTGAGCCTTGGCAATTTTAGAACCCGCCTCAACAAAAACCTTTGGCTTTGCTAGGTGCATCTGTTCCTGGATATTAAATAACAATTTATTAATTTCCAGTTGTATGCCGGTTAGTTGTTCAGCGAGCCCTTGCCCGTAGAAGCCGAGAAGACGTTCAGTCCATCGGATAAACACGAACGGAAAGTAATCGCGCTCATACGGTTCGTCGAGCAGCGTAGCGCCATCAATGCAAATAACGTGGCGTCCGTCTCCGGCTCCCTCACCACTAGGTAAGTGCCAAGCTTCGATGCACACGATCTGGTTCGATTCATCATAGCCTCTTCCGTCATCTTCTGGAGCAGGAGCTGCATAAATGGCATCTCGATGCTCCGGGTAAAGATTGTTTAACACGTCGCGGTCAACGTATTTGACTTGGAAAAGTTGGCGAGGATTGCCGTAAACAGACTCTCTATCATCTACAACAAGCTCGTTTGGAAAAATTCGCTCGACTTTAATTTTACCGTCGTACTCGTAAATCTTCATCGCGCCAGTGCCAAACACGCAAGCATCAAGGAAGACTTTCGGCGCCACGTTGTAGATGCCAGTGGAATAAAATTGACCGTCACAAAACCGCTCTAAAAGCTTGGCTTTGCGCTGCATTTTATAATCTCCACCGCTTGTTAAAAACGTAGCCCGAGGGCGGTTTTTTGCAATCTTGGCGGTCACCGTGTCACACATTGATTGGACAACGTTTAGGGTTACCCTGTGACGCATTGCAGCGCTTTTCATCCTGGAGTAATTCGAGCTAGATAATCCCGCACTGTAATAATTACCGTAAAGCCGTAAATGCTTCAGGTTGTAGTCTTCTCGATAGTCTTGGTCTTCTTTGATTGAGTTGAATTTACTAATAACGCTATCGTGAACGTCGCTTTTTTCTGACCACCAGTAATCCATCATCATCCTCCAGAAGAGTAAAACAAGAGAGATTCATCAATCTCTTCAGCGCTAGGCGTAGTTTCGCGGTAATTCTCAGGAATAGCAAACCCTACTTCTGGAAGAGGAGGAGGGAAAGTTACTGAGATTTTTCCGTTTGGTGTTTCATAAGTAATGTTTGTGGCGCCGATTGATTTTGCAAACTCGGCAGCTTCTCTTAATTCATCATCCATTCAGGCGTACCCGTCCCTTCCTCGCTGGTGTCTTCAATTTTATCAGCAACTCCGGCCCAATACTTTTGCTCCCATTCTTTGTGAAACTCGGGGCTTCCCATCTGGGGCGGCAATAATTCTTCTTCATGAGTAAAGTGCTTAGACTCTCGCCAGGCGTACAGGCAGGCATCAGATAGGTGGTTGTCAAACCTACCATCTTCTTTGCGGCGGTCCTCGTCCCATTGTAGTAGACGCCATTCGTCCACTAAATCTGACAACTCATTTACTAAAATATTTCCAGAAGCTAAATCTGAGTTCATAAGCTCGATATAAGCGGCTTTGTTTCGCTTTTCTGCTGCTTTAATAGGTAAGGCCCAACGCTGCCTAAACTCTTCTACGATGGATTTACCTAAGCCGCCGGTATCTGCCACGATGGACGTAAAATTATACATCTCATTGTATTCTTGAATTTTTAGAGCAATTTCAGAAGGCAGCATCTTAGACTGCTTGAAAGTGTCTACCACGAAAAAATAAGGCAGTTCGGGGCTATACGCTCCAACTACAAAAGCCGTGGCATCTTCGTAACCTAAATCCACACCCAGAATAAAATCAAAATCGTACTCATGGTAAGGCACCTCATCGTAAAAATTCTTCTCTTCAGAGTATTTGTAAACCAAGGAATCTTCAGACCTAATCCATTGGCCTCGCCACTCTCGAAGATAGACCGGGTTTGTGTCGTCCCATTTCTTCTGGCGCATACGCTTTTCAAGCCAATCCTTGGCGTGAGGTATGTGCGGGTTGTCCATAATAGTCCAATGGTGGTTGCTGTAGCCAAATGCAGGGTTTGTCGTTGCATGAAAAAACATGCCGCTGCATGAGGCGTTAGGCGTCCCAATCATTGCCAGTGTGCCGTTATGGTCAATAAGCGCAGGCTCAAGAACTTCCTGGACCAGCTCTTCCATGTGGGCACCAAAGCTCGCAGCTTCGTCAAGAATAACTAGACGGTAAGCAGACCCGCGAAGCTTATCAATATCAGCCTCATCGTTTGCGCCCGTTAAAATTATTTGGCTGTTATTGGGCAGTGTCGCCACGAGCTCTGAGTTATTAAACCGCATTCCTATGTGGTAGCGCCGGTTTGCTCTTTTAAGCTCCATCCACATTAAGCGCTTAGCACTTGTGCGTGTAAGTGCGATATATGCAGACAATGAATCAGGATGCTTAGATGCCGTTTCAATTAAGTAGTAGCAGCTAGCGTAAGTCTTGCCAGCTCGCCGGGAACATAGGGCCGTTTTAAAAGAAGAAGGGTCGTTAATAAACGCAAGCTGGTGCTCAAACAAATCTTCTTGCCAACGATAACTGCGGTCCTTTGACGCAGCGCTTTCTTCTTTAAGGGCATTGGCATCACCAAAGCGCTTAACAAACTCCTTTAGAACCTGGCGAGAGGCGTATGACTCAGGCTGCTTTGGCATCCGTTACCTTTTTAGGCCGACCTTTTTTCGGGGCAGCTTTGCCCTTTGTTCGGCACCAGGAGATAGAACTCATTGGCAACCAATAAGAACCTTTCTTTTTATCTACAATACGGACCCCCAAAACGCCTTCTACTTTTTCAAAAGACAAGTCAAAGTGATCGGAAGCTAAAAAGCTTTTATTTAAGACGCTTCTGGCTGACTCTGTGAGCTGTACTCCTACAATCTCCATTCTTCACTCTCAATCTTCTCCAAGCCTTCTGGTCTTTGGAGGTTTGGGACATAAAACAGATTATAGGGCTGCTTTAGGTCTTTGAATATAAAACTTTTATGACTACAGAGGATAGGTTCGCCCTTCTCGTGCTCAAAAAAGCCTAAAAGGGCCTTGCACAGCCCAAATTTTCGTAATGATTTCTTGGTGTAAGCAAAATGAACGATAAAACGATTATTTTTAGTCCGTACACCGCAAACCCAGCCAAAAATTAAGTTTGGGTCCTCACTTGAGCACGCAATAACCGTAATCGAGTTTTCCATAAGGTTTTTTATGACTTCTCGATGGGATTTAAAGAAAAGAGGCTGATACTGGTCTTTGTTTTGGACCCACCAAGCATCTAACCAGCTTTTATAGACAAAACTTGAATCCCCTTGGTCTGCTAAGCGAATATAGACCGGTAAACGCTCGTTATGCATCATCGGGTTGTATGGTGGCGCCGCTTCAATGGTCATTTATCGCCATCCTTCAATCTGTTGCTTGTCATCTCGGCCAGCTTGATTAAATCGGCATCACTCATGGCGTCTAGGTCAGACTGCTCCTTGAGCTCTTTTTCGATACCAACAATCTGGGCTAGTGAGCGGGTCATTTGACCAAAAGAATGCACTTGTTGGCGGTCTAGGCCACTACTGGTAGTAGAAACCCTGAGATGGTGCCGTACTTCGGAATCAATCACCGCAAGGGCGTTTTCCATGATGCTGTGAAGGCTCGGCATAACCCGAATATCAATTAGGTCTGCCTGGCGCTTGTTTATCTGAACTCTAGACCCCTCGGTTTCAAGGTCTTGCTCAGCGAGTTCTAGGATTTCCCGGCGGTCTAGTTTTCCGCCTTTGGTCTTGCAAGCCTCGTCGTAACGGACCTCAAGGCTCTTCCCCATATAAATCTTCTTCGACATAAAAATTCCTGCAACATTTTAAAATCTTATCCGACAGTTCCCGACATAAAAATAGTGTAGTCGATTGGGCTGGTTACTCCGGTTTTAGAGTTAACCGCAGTAAATCCCGGCTGGATACGAATCTCGTGGTCAACTTCTTGAAGAGAAGCAATGTTGGCCTTAATTTTGGCAAGCTGGCCTGGCAGAGAAATAACACCCCCAGCAGGTACATAAAAATTACTTTTGGTAAAAAGCTGGATGCCAAGCGTTGTACTGTGGCCTGAAGCGTCTTCAGCTTCATTTGTTCCAAAAGGAGTTCCTGAGACAACGATTCGGTTTAAAGAGCCGCTGGACGAGGCACTAATACTGGTAATTGCAGCAAAGTCGTTGTTGTTGGAGGTCTTGGCTCCGTAAGTATTTAAATGCGTTGCGTGAAGGGCTCCAGTTTGAAAGCCCTTTGTAAAAGCAGCGTCTACGGCGGAATCAATCTGGTTGTTGCTTGAGAAAGTGCAGACACCAATAGTGCTCCCGCTAAGGTCGGCCTGGAGAATGTAGCACTGCAAAAGAAGTTCATAGTCTGAGCGATTGTGCAGAATAAAGGTGTTTACAGAAGTTAAGCCTTGAAGGGACAAATCTACATAATCTACCGCACTATAGAGAGTGCTAGTTCCAACCGTTGTTTGCGCCTCAAGACGACCATCGACACGGACAACCTTTTCATCAGTCTGGGTCTGGGTAGCCTCGTTTAGAAACACATGAGGGCTTGAGTAGTCCGAAGATCTACTAGAAAGCGCCGAAACTACCGTTTTAACATATTCTGCCATGCCCCATCTCCTGTTGAGCAAAGGATACGCTGGACCCTGAATAAAAACAAGTGGACGGGGTTAGCCGGTCGGCCTACAGAGCTCGTTTTATTAAGCACATCCCCCGTGGCGATTTATTAAATAAATATAAAAGTGGAATCAACAACGCATTGCGTCAAATGCACTTTGGGGGGAGTGAGTGTGAGGGTAATTAATAAAAAAGGGAAAAGCCCGGCGCGGGGCCACCCCCCCCTCCGAATTGTTTTCGGAAAGTACGCCGCAACGCCGCACAAAAAACAATGATTTTTTACTTATTCAGGTCAATGGGTTACGCTCGTTTAACTTATTCGGTTGCGGTCGACC